CTTTCTGAGTGGAGTCAAGGGTATTGATATGGCAGTATCGGTGATTAAAGATGTCACCAAAACACTAGCAGGTGGTGGAAAAGGTGCAGCATTTGTTTCTGTTAAGTGGGATGGTGCCCCTGCTGTGATCTGTGGACAAGATCCACAAACCAAGAAGTTCTTTGTTGCTACCAAGAGTTTGTTCAACAAAACACCAAAGGTGAACTACTCTCATAGCGATATCGACGCCAATCACGGAGGATCTGGCGTTGCAGCGAAACTGCACGCCGCATTTGATGCTCTAAAAGATGCAGGAATTAGCGGTATATTGCAGGGCGATTTGATGTTCACTCCTGGCGATATCAAAACGCAAACCATAGACGGCGAAACCCTCTATACCTTTCAGCCAAATACCATCATGTATGCAGTTCCAACCAAGAGTGATCTTGGTAAACGGATCGCTAAGTCTCAGATCGGTATAGTGTTTCACACACAGTACAAGGGCCCTGATCTAAAGTCTCTTTCTGCGTCTTTCAATCCTAATGTGTCTGCGCTCAAGAACAACACAAAGGCCTGGATAGAAGACGCATCTTTCTCGGATGCCACAGGTGTAGCCACACTTACTGCAGCAGAGTCCAAGCAACTGGAAAAACTACTGGCAGATATACAGGCATTCAAGGCCGATAAAACAGTTACGGATGCTCTAAAACACTTACAAACCGACGCCTCCATGAAAGAAACACTTACGAGATACTTCAACAGCAGCATCCGTACAGGTGTGGACAAAGGATCTGTGCCTGGTTTGATTCAGTTCGCTGCGGCACAACCAAAGCCAGATCAAGCACTTATACAGCGCATGAGAGACTACTCAAGTGGATTGAAAAAGGCATTTGATCTACACAAACGGATCGCATCTGCCAAGAACATCATTGTGGGAAAGATGAACCAAGTCAAAACAATTGGTGCGTTCTATCCCACAGATAGCGGATTCAAGGTTGCCAATCCTGAAGGATTTGTAGCGGTTGCTGCAAAGGGAGTCTACAAACTGGTAGACCGCTTGGAGTTCTCTCGTCAGAACTTCACAGCGATAAAGAATTGGGCATAGATAGTATACTCTTAGAAAGGAGAATTAGCACATGGAAGTTATTCACAACGCATTGGGTACATTCTTTTACACCGTAGTGGTATTTGTCGCCGGAGCATTCATCGGTAAGCCACTTTGGGACTGGGTATCGAAGAAGTTGCCGTGGAACAAGTGATCTGATATCTGCCCTATGAGGTAAGGGGGTAGGAGGTGATCCAGCCATGAAGTACAGCGATTGGAAGGCAAAGAGCGATCAGGATGCACTCAAGGAAGACTTGAGCGGTAAGACTGTAGCATTCACTTTCGGTCGTTTTCAACCCCCTACCTCTGGGCATCAGAAACTAGTAGACGCTTTAGCAGATGCTGCAAGTGAAGCAGGAGCGCAAGCGTTTTTGTATCCGTCACGAACCAACGATCCAAAGAAAAATCCACTACCACCTAGTGCTAAGATTAAGTGGTTACGCAAGTTCTTTGGTGACTCTGTAAAGATTGTGGACGACTCGTCTGCAAAGACAATGTTTGATGTGTTGACGAAGTTTGATTCGGCTGGAGTCAAGAAAGTAATCATGGTTGTTGGTGGTGATCGTGTAGAAGAAATGAAAAACGCAATCAAGCCGTATCTGACTCACAAAGATCCTAACAAGCGATATAAGTTTAAGTTTGAAGTGGTTAGCGCAGGCGAGCGCGACCCCGACGCAGAAGGAGTAGTTGGAATGTCTGCAAGCAAGATGCGCGCGGCCGCCGCTGAAGATAATCTGAAAGCATTCATGGGAGGCATTCCTAGTGGAGTCTCCAAGTCAGATGCAGAATCTCTATTCAAACAACTTCGTCGCGCTATGGGCGCGAACATGAAAGAGTCTCTAGAAGAGATTGCAGATTTGTCTCCCGATAATCTCATTGAAGTGGGGGAAGTAGCGTATGCAAGCGGAGCAAATATAAAGTTCTGGCTAGATGAGCAAGACGGTATCTTCTTTGCGGTGGAAACTGATAGTCAAGGCAACAGTACAGAAGGTGGATACGGAACCATAGAAACCATGCTGAGGATGTATCCGATGGCATGGTCTACACTAAAACCGTATCTCAGAGATTTTGCAACCAAGCAATACATCTCGACAAATTCCCGTAGAAGAATTCGCGCCACCGATGACACAGAAACCGGTCTAGAAGAATCTTCTCTACTAAAGCCATGGATGCTGCAACTACAATCTCTAAAAGAAATCGTTGCTACTGGTGTGGTTCCAAGCATGAAGTACATTGCATCCATACCGTGCAGCAAGCGTGAACTTCCCATGAGGCTTTTACGATCCAAGAAGTATGTGGATCCTATGGTAAAAAATCTGACATTTGGGAAGAGCGAAGCAGAAGAAGCAATTGCAGACAGTCATATGCTTAAGTTCAATACGGCATATCTTGAGTTTGCAAACCTATTCATTACTGCGGCAAACACAGGCAAAGAATCAGATTGGAAAGAAGCACAGCAAAATCTGTGCAAGAACTATTCGATCATACAGAGTGGATTACCAACAGAAATTTCAGCATTGTTACTGAGTGGACCTGCACCGTAAGAAAGGACAGCATGAACCCTACACCATTTTCAAACCAAGACGACTTTACAAAGGACATTGCAGGCATCTTGAAACAGATGCACGCCAATGAACCAAATCCACTTCCTGTGGAATTACAAGCAGCAATAGAACCCGCGAGAACTCAGATCGCTTCTGCTAAAACTTCAGATGAAGCAATTTCTATTCTGAAGTCTACAGCGTTTGCTGTTGGTCAAAAAGCAGGAACGGTGTATAGTAACCAAGACTTGCTGAACTTTGAAAGACAAGTACGCAAGGGTGTATAATGCCATGCGTTTTCGATATGGAAGTTGCTATACTAACGGATTCAAATTTCATGCAGTACGCGATGGGCACCTATACGAACCCATCGTGTATTGGTATGCGTGAGTTTGTAGAAGACCTGAGCCGAATCAAATACATCAAGCGACTACTTAGACGCTACAAGAAAACTGGAGAGATTCGAGATCAACTACTAACGAATCATTTCATTGTACTAAGCAATGTTTTTGGTATAACGGGAGCCGCACGGCTCCTGTTTTTCAAAGTGGAACCCGAGTTACACCCTGAGATCAAAACATTCATGGTACATATTGGTACACTTCCGAGGCAAATACCGGAAGCGGACTTGATACAAATACCGCTCAATAGGGAAATAGTGGATATTCTTAGATCATCACGATCTACATAATCAGGCAGGAGAAACCATGAGCGAAGAAACCCCAATCAACAGTCTCGGTGCAGGCAATATACAAGGTGTGCAGCCAGAAGGCCCCCCTGTAGTTCAAGGAACCTTTGCAGGGTGCAAAGTGTTTGATGTAGACACAGACACTTTCCACAAATGCATTCGCGGAGCAAAGACCCCGCAAGCAAGATGGAAACGATTTGTGGACTTGGAAACCCCCACCGGAAACGCCATCAGAGATTACTCATACAAGACGCCAGGTAGGCATATCATTGTACACAATCCACAAACGGGGGAGATGAGTTACATCAAGCGCGGACAGTCTAGGAGTAAACCGTAATGGATATTCTGCACCGCGACTTTGTTGGACACTCTTTCATTTGGTGGCAGGGGGTTGTTGAAGACAACCTCGATCCACTACAACTTGGTCGGTGCAGAGTCCGTATTCTAGGGTTTCACACAAGCGACAAGAAAGACATTCCCACCGATAAACTGCCATGGGCCTATCCGATTCAACCAATTACTAGTGCAGCAATCAGCGGTATAGGACAGTCTCCAACTGGATTGGTGCCAGGATCATGGGTAGTTGGATTCTTTCGAGATGGAGCAAATGCTCAGGAACCCGTGATCTTCGGAAGTATAGGTGGTATTCCCGAAGAGAAAGCGAACAAGCAAAAGGGATTTAACGATCCGCGTACAAGCAAAGAGTTACAGTTCATTCCTAAAGACGAGTTCAGAATTCAACAGTATCCGGTGAACGGTAGTGGTGCAATTCTAGAAAACATGACTGAGGGGAAAACCTATCCAAAACACATTGGAAGCGGGCCTCACCAATCACGGTTAAACGAGCAAGACACCAACAGACTGGCGAGAGGATGCAAAACAGACGAAACCATCATCGGTCTAAAGCGAAGAACTGCCAAAGAAAAGATTCCTACTGCATTACAGCCAACTCGCAGAAAGAGTGTTACAGCGGCTGATCCTGCTGTAGGTGGATCAGTAAGAACCAAAAGTCCTGACGGTCCTGCTTGGGACGAACGCAAGAGTGATTACGCTGCACAGTATCCGTACAACCATGTACGCGAGTCAGAGTCAGGGCATACATGGGAATGCGATGATACACCGGGGGCAGAGAGAATTTCAGAGTATCACAGAAGTGGAACTCACTACGAGGTGTTTCCTGATGGAAGCAAAGTTGAACGCATTGTCCGCGACAACTACACGGTGATTCTGAAAGACAATCATGTACAGATTGATGGCAACACATATGTCACCATTGACAAGGCACTTCGCATTCTACAAAACACAGATCAAGAATCTGGCAGAAACTTCGATGTGCAGGTTGGTCAGGGAGCAAATGTAAATGTGGAAGTTATGCAAGGTAGCGTGAACCTGACCTTGCACGATGGAGACTACAACGCATATGTGAACGGAAACTATACGCTAGATGTCACGGGAAACATGACTGAGCGAATCGGTAAGAAACGATTCTCGCATTCTGGCGGAGACACCCACATCAAGACCAACAAGACTTACATATTGGAAGCGACCAAAAACATTCTAGAGTCCTGCGGGGGATTCAGAGACATGACAACCGGACTTTACACCGCGTTAAAGTCTGGTCAGTATCATCGTTTCGTAAGCAAAGCCGACACTATCATTCGCGGTGCAACCATCCAACTAAACTAACATGGGAATGCCAGTACACAGACTCGGGGATTTATGCACAGGACACGGATGCTATGGTTCTAGACCAAATGCAGGTGCTTCAAGTAATGTCTTTGTTAACAGTCTAGGAGTGCATCGGGTAGGTGATCCGTGGAAAAAACATTGCTGTGGTGGATGCCACGGTGGAGTTCAGGCAACTGGTTCTCCTACTGTGTTCGTAAACAAATTACCTATGGCTCGCGTTGGAGACTCAGTATCGTGTGGGTCTAGCAACAAAACAGGTAGTGGAAATGTATTTGCAGGATAATACATGGCAGAGGGAATTGAAAGAACCAAAGAAATAACCAAACGAGCAGTAGGTAAATGCCTACCCAATGCCGATAGGCTTTCTAATTCAGTTAAGTCCCTAATCGACAAGATAATGAAGGGACAGATATTTCAAAATGCTTCTGCATTAGGAGTTTTACAATGGTTGCTTTGCTCTGAAGACTTAAAGACTTTAGTGAGTGCTATACCACCGTGGGCATACGATGGTACTTCGGGATCTGCAGATGTTACCCCGGATCAACAGAATTTCTATAACAGAATAACAGGTGTAGGTGGTGGCGATCTTCTCAGTAAACTAAGAACTCTACAGTACGGAGCAGAAAGTTCTTTTGGTTCTCAGCCAACCTTCACAGATAATCTTACAAACCAACAAATTCAAATGAGTGCTTTCAAATCACACACAGATGATCAAAGTGGTGTAGGAGATCCTGTAACATTTCAAAGAACGATGGGCATAGCAAGTGCATACGATTCTTCCAAACAACAAATGGAAGGCACAGACCAAGACAACTTTACAGGATTCTTCAACTCTAGCATTCAAGGACCTATTATCGTTGATCAGATGAAAAATCTGCTGTGCAACCGAGACTCTGTTGGACAGATTTTGCGTAGCATTTTAGATCTAATTGCGGGATCTCTTCCGTTTACACTCGATGATATTGCTGCTCTACTAGGTGGATTAAGTATAGATGAGTTTTTTGACAATTTAGATCAGATGCTGTCTGAACTGGCTGGTTTCTTTGAGTATTTAAACTACATCGTATCTCTTGATTTGTCTCAGTTTTCTTTGGCTGAAGCGTATATTCAGAAGTTCACTCTCGGGCAGGCATTAGCAGCAATGGTAAACGGTGATGGTAGAGGAAATTGTATTATGCGAGCAATGCTTGAAGAGTTTACAGGTAGTGATAACTTACGAGATGCAATTACTGCAATTGATGTTGAGCGAGACAAAGAACAGAGAGCAGCAGAAGTAGCGTCTGCTGCACAGACAGAATCTGGCAAACAAAGGGCATATGACTCCCAAACCAAAGAAAAAGAAGTGTTCTTTGAACCAGTTCCCGACGAATTGGTTCTGCAAGGAATAGTAACAGGAACTCCAACTCCAACTCCTCCGCCCATAGACGCTGCTACTGCTGCTATGATTCAGGCCAAATTATCGCAACTTGATGCAAGAACTATGTCTCTTGGATACGAACAAGAAAGACTAAGAAACTTAACGCTAGTTGCCCCCACCCCCACTCCTGAGTTCCTAGACGGTGGATACTTTAACGAAGACGAAGAAGGTGGAGAGGATGGAATAGTACCTTCCGATTCAGAATGGTACTCTCCACCAACCCCAACTCCAACTCCGAGTTCTTTTCCATTGGGCGATGGTGGAATTCAAGATGGAGGAGGCCTGGAACCTCTACCGTCGCCGTAATAATGCGAAACCTTGGTTTGGGTGATATGTGTTCTGGCTAATACATACATGAATAGGAGAATACATGGCAAGCATCCCGCAAAACAAGTTCACAGATATTGATTTGAACTTTGTCAAAAATCCCGTGACACGGGATATAAATGTTCTACAGGAT